TTTTTAATACTTCTGGCAATTGTTCCATTGATATATATGTCAAGCGTTGTATTTTCACATCGTATAATCACATTGACCCATTTGTTCAATGGTATATCTGGTATCACAATCTCCTCATTGATCACATTATAGGTATTCATAACAACAACCAGAGCATTGGTATGAGGGGCAATATATAGTCCAGGTGCATTATTTGGATGGATCATTCCATTTTCACCTAAATTACTGTTTCCCTTGCTGAAAATATGTTTATAAATGCCTGAATTGGTTTGTAAACTATTGATAAATATCCAAGTGGACCACGTAAATTCAATGCCGTCATTAGCATTCGCAGATCTGTATATGGTTACGGAACCATTGCTACTGGGATCTTGTGTAAAGGTAATCATTTGAGATGCATCCACCATACCGTCAATCAGATGAGGAGAATCGGTCGGTTTAAACATATACGATAAAACAGATATGCCAACACGTAATAATACGACAAACCCAAATAATACTAATAATAAAAAGGCAAATTTGGCAACTAAACTGTTTGACTCTAAAAACTCTTTTGTTCCAAAACTTCCTTTATTGGTTGAAAATGAATTAAATGTTCCGGTGTCCATTATATATTAAAGGGATAAGAAAAAACTTTGATTGAATCTATATCTTGTTGAAATACTTATTTACAGTTTCAATTTCAAATATTATTTTTGGGTTGGTTCTTGTGAGAAGCATATATATTATTTAATTATTTATAAAAATTGATTTAAATAAATAAAATACTAATATAGTGAAATGGAGTCTAAAAAAGATGCTAATGAAGGACAAATAGAATGTGCTATTGTAGAAAATGTTACTAATATATTATATAACACTACATATACTCATAATATAGAAAATTTTAGCTTTGGCAATGTTCCAAAATCAATAATTATAGATACATATAAAGATGGAAGAGCATTTTCGCATTTTATAGAACCATGGTTAGCAATAAATTACCCTTTAATACATATTAAAGGTTGTAAAAAACACGACCACATTGATATTAATGATGAAAATATTAAATATGACCAAAAAACATTTACAAAATTGGGATGTAAATTTATGCCATCAAATATGATTGGCGAAGGAAGAACCTTTAATAAAGAAATATTTGAAGAGAAAGCAAAAAATTTAATATACATTATTGTTAGCAATATACATTTTCCAGAAATTAAAATTAAATTTGTAAGAGATATAATAGTTAATTATCCAGACGGTAAAATTCCATTAAAGGACTTTAATAAATTCTTTAATTAATTCTTGTTTTGATATTGATTTAGGTCCAACGGTATTGTTAAAATTATAAATTATATTTGATAATTTTTTTATATTATGAGACAACGGTTTATTATTTGTGAATTTAATAAAATAATGAGATTGAATACTTTTATATGTAATGTCAGTATCTATTTTTCCAGCATTAACACCAACTCTTCTAAAAGAAATATCTGGATCGTCTATTTTTTCAACAAATACAAATCCAGAAGGTTCTAATTTTTGTGAAATAATCCTGTTATCTTCCATTTTTTTCCAAATTTGAAATACACAAGGAACATCATGTTCTTTTCCATCAACTAAAAATGACCTATCCGGCAAATCTGTCTCAACTATAAGATGAAAATTAAGTGGAAATGTTTTTTTTAAACTTTCTTTTTTGAAACTTTTAGGTAAAATAAATGAAATACTATCACAAAATTTGCAAGATTTTTTTATAAATTTTATAGCTAATGAGGATTGTCTGCCGAAAGGAGGATTGCCGATTATGTGAATCTTATTATAGTTAGATTGAATATTACTTTCATCATAATCTAAATAATCTTGTTTTTCAATTTCTTCGTTTTCTGGCTCTAAATCATAAAATAAATAGTTTGATGTTATTGTCTTAATTCCTTCTATAAACGAACCATTCCCAGCACTAGGTTCAATAATTAAATCATTGTCATTTATAATTATGTGTTGCTTTATTAATTCTATACATAAATTTACAGTTGTATCTTTTGTGTAATACTTGTCAATAGTATTTCTTTTTAATCCTATACTTTGTATATCACTCATAATATTAGAAGATTTATTATTTACTTTATTTAATTCAATTTTTTTATTGTCTAATAAAAAACTCATTTATTATTTTGATGTTAGTCTGATTCTACCAGGAACAATAAAATGTTCATTGGTTGATTGTAAAAAAGCTTCTATTACATTATCACACATTTTTATATCTATTATAAAATATGTCTTTAATACTATAACACAATAGATATTACTATTACATAATAGATATTTATATCACAATGATTCATTAAATGGTTACACTACTTTGAGTGGTTCCATTTTGCATCAATGAAATCTGCACTTGATAGGCACTAAACATGCTGGACCAACTTGAATATCCTTGTGAATAAATATTCCATACATCTTGTGGGTTGAGAGAATTTGGATAATATTGAAGTTTTGCAGTCCATCCATCAAAACCGCCGGCAGGGGTTACATAAATATTAGCATTATTATTTACACTTGCCACGCCTGGTAAGAGACAGGTTCTGACCAATTTACCGTCAATATATAAATCCATGGTTCTGCCATAGACACTGACCACTAAATTCACCCATTTTTGAATAGGGACATTGGCAATGTTACACGTGTGTACCACTGTATTACCACCAGGAGTAGAAGGTTCTTGATCGGCGCCAGGATAGCAACCTAAAGAGACGGCAATATTGTTTTCAACCGCACCTAATACAACAGCAGGACAAGGATCAATACCATTGACACCAGGTACCGAACTCACTCCACCAGTGGATTTGGCACCCATTCTTCCGAAGATGACTTTTGGTTCTCCATAACGATAGTTCCAATCATTGATATAAAACCATACTGAATAAGCAAAATTGCTGGAAGGTACATCTGATCCATTTGTTGCTAAAGTGGATGCAGAAATGGTGGATGCGGTTTGACCGTCTTGGATGTTCTGTAGTGTATAAGGATCCATGGAAATATATCTCAATAATATTAAAACAAATACGATTACAACAACGGTAATGACAATACTTAAGGGACTCATTGTATAATATAGATTTAGAAATTTTTCGAAATAACAATTTCTAAATGAGATATTAGAAGATATTGATTTATTTATTATTATATCCAAAATTAGTTTATTCTTGTTTTTTTATAATCGTTTCATTCGAGTCATTCAATATTGGTGGATTTCGGTCTTTCACGCTATTATATAATAAATAAATATTGGTGTAATCCAACGCATGTTTAAAGTAGACCAAGTTACATATTCCGCCTTTTATTCCGTCGTTCTCTCCAATTACCAAGTTATCATAAGAATAATATGGCACCACTTCAATGGACGATTTGACCAATTCGCCGTTTAAAAAGATGTCCATCGTTCCGCCGTTATAATTGATAATAATGTTATTCCATTTTTGGAGCAATACATTTGCATGTTTATAGAGGATTCGATTTCCGTGATCATCAAAGTCAATCAATTTATTCTTGGTAACATTTTTCAAATCCTTTTGTTTCATGGTGATAAGAAGGGTATTCTTGCTGGCATTATATAAAATGGCAGGTTTATTGCCGTAGTTTAAGAGATACGTATATTTGGTATAATTAGGATTTAAGTTGGGTGGTGCTGCGTCTAAATAAACCCAGCATGAAATGGCATATTGGTATTGGTAGGTATCACTTTCATCATTCAAGTCTTGATAACTTCCAACGGTGTATTCAGTATCGGTATAGACCGGTTTATTCACCAATTGGTTTCCTCCTTGAGTACTGATCAGATTCAATAGTGACGGTGTTTTAAAAGACAAGATGACTAACAGAATGGAAACAAATAACATCATGACCGATCCAGCACTGGTGGCATTATATTCACCCACCGATTTCTTTCCAATCCAGTCAAATACACCGCTACATAAACAAGGAATATATAAAACCGTTTTCAAAATCAAATCAAAAAACGCGTTTTTCCTTGCATTACCGGAAGGCAATTGAACATAAATCGTTTTATAGATGAGACCCAATATGGTGGTCACTAATAACATATTTAATACAAATGATCGAATGCTCGAATTGTCTGATAAAAATTCGATATTATAGGAAATCCAATAAATGAGTAATCCGGAAATGACCAATCCGAACACTCCTAATAAACCTTGTTTCAAGAACTGTATCTTATTCATTGTATTTGTTTTATCACCTGAACTATCAAATAAATTGGCACCGACTAATATACTCCATAATATACATATAATCAATAATAATATCATTACGCCTGACGCTTTGGTTTTATTTGCGAAAAATTGGTCTTTATCACTGGAAATCAATATGGTCATGAATACCAAAAAACAAACAAATCCAATCGCTCCATAAACGCCAAAGGATGAAAAATGGGTTAAGACATTGGATTTTTTCATACCTTCGTCTCCAGAGAGAGTTAATAACACAATGATGTATAAAAACGCAAATACGGTTATAATGATGGTCAATAACATGGAATACCCAAAATAATCTTGTGCTGCGCCTCCAGGATTGATATTATAAAAGGTAATAATCAATGTGATGAGACAGAAGAATAAAATCAACATTTTGATTCTCTCGTAATTGATGTTAAAGGTATCTATGTAATTATCATTGGTGCTTTTATAGAAGGCATAGACGCATAGTACGAACATGATAGGGTTGATTATATATGAATATTGGTTTAATGTATCACTCGGCGTCATGGTATAAAACAATATAGCAAAAATGGTATATAATATCACATAGGTCACACTATGAATTTGTTCGAACAAAGATTTGAATTCTTTCATATTCGGTAAAAACATGATTGATAATCCAAAGACCAATAACGAAAAAAACAATACGATAAATATATCGCCGATGGCCTGCTGTTCAGATTTGGTGGTGCTGGAAGTGGGAAGTTTTACGTCATATAATACGATAAACATCATGATTGCCAGAAACGCAATTAAACTATAGACTACATAATTTCTGGTAGGTGTTTTCAGTTCTGACAATATTTGCCCTGCTTCAGAAAGATCTTTGGAAATATCTTGGGAGGTTGTTTTCAAAGCGTCTCCAGTCGAAGATGCGACCGAACTCATTGCTTTACCAGTCGAAGTTGCGGCAGAACTCATTGCTTTACCGGTCGAAGATGCTGCAGATGACATAGATTTCATAGCATTGTTAAAGAAGGACGATATTTTTTGTGTCATGGTTGGATTATCAGTTGGAGTAGGAGTAGTACTCATATATAAGTGAAATATATTAATTTCATTAGGAAACATTATTACATGTTTTCACTCGCCGTTTTTTTCCCATGACAATTTCTACATAAGGCGATCAAATTATCGACTTCATTTCCTCCTCCATATTCCAATCGGACCTTATGATCAATCTCAAAGGTATGATCCAATTGATTATTGCAATGACCACATTTCCAGTCTTGTGTAGCGGCAACATATTTTTTCTTGGTTTCACTAACCGATCGTTTGGTAGCACCTCTTCCGGACGTTTGAAGTCTTCCATTTCCATATCCATATCCAGGTGCAGGTTGTATATCATTGAACCCTTCCATGAAACTGACATTAGAGTCACCTGTAAAATCGATGATTGGACTTAACATATCCATGGAATTGCGATCGATAGGTAGACATTTGATGACATTGTTGGCATAGAGAAGCATATCTTTGCCTCGCGACGGATTTTTTTTCAACATATAATAGATGCCTATTCCTAAAAGCGTATAAAAGATCATTTTATAGTATTTTTTGAAGGACATCATCATTTTGGTATATTTTCCATCTGTATATGCATTATACACAAAAAATGCAGTGAGTCCGATCACAAAGATTTCAAGTCTCATTATATATATACATGAATAAAAGGTATATATCTAAATTTCATATGCGACACGAAAAACCGAAAATTCGAAATTACGATTCTTCACATTTGGCACCCACCTTATTGGTTATTGGCGACAGCAGTAGCGGCAGCGGCATTTTTACGTTGTCCAAATGCTTCTTGTCCATAGGCACCTTGAAGTTGAATCGTTCTCATAAGTTGTCTGTGTTCATGAGTAATATGATAGATATTCAACATGGCCAACACCATAATAATGTATGGCAACAATACTAAAAACCAAGAAATAGAAGTATATCCCTTCTTACATAACCATCCTAAAACATAGGTCCAAATAAACGCAAACACCATTTTCCAAACAGCATACATAATAGAGACGCCATTAAATAAGGCAATAATAGTGGCAATCACTGCAATCGTAAAGTAAATTTTAGCAGGAGTGCACAATTTACTAAATTCTTTCATTTATATTATTGGTTGATATTTTATTTTTGCCATTTTGGTATTTGGCGTTTATTTCAATAATAAAAAAAAAGGTTTTTTGAATCGTTTAATAAAGGGTTTTCTTTTGAATAATTTGGACGAAGACGATTTGGTCTTTTTGGTTTTGCCGTTTGTATAACTTTTATCATTTTGTATCACTCTGGAAATCAATATACCGATCTTATTTAAATGTTCATATAATGCATTTAAATGATACGGTTCATGACGCGGCATATATAAGTATTCGTGAAATAGTTGTTTAATACTTTGAAATAGAGCAAGTTGATATTTATCTAAAGCAGAATATTGGTTCGATAACATTTCAATAAATGGATAATAGACATTGATAAATCCATAAATATCCACAATTTTGATAAAGACTGTATTCAAATAATGTCTCATATTGACTTCTCCATTCTCTTTTAGTTTGGTACAATGTATTAGAACATCCATAATATATTCAATGATGAAGGGCAATGTGATTTGTGTTTCTATAAAGGTCGGTTTATTTTTATCGCTTATGTCTGGATAATCATTATTATATAGCGTGTACATCAATTCATTGATAAATTTATAATGCCCAGCACCTCTATCTTTCATCCAAAACTGTAAATAGTCTGTAACAAAGGGTTTTAAGGATTCTTCATCCAACTTATTTCCCTCTTTCAAATACGCCGTATATTTTTCCACAAATGCATTACTGAATAATATCACTGAAAATGGGACATTGAATTGAATCGGTCTATTCTTCCAACTTTTCGGAAATTCGTCGTCGGTTTCTTTATATTGTGTGGATAAACCCCAATCGATTAAACGCGTTTTTACATTATTAGCGTTTCCATTTGAATCATCCACCAGAATATTCGAATCTTTAATATCGCAGTGATAAATATGTCGTTTATTCATGGGAATAATTCCGTGTTTTAATAATTGGATCAAACTTTCATGAACCTGATGCAACTTCTTGAGCGACGCCGTTTCATAAATATAGTCATCTACCGGTTTTCCACCATTTGGCATATTCAATGACATGACTTCATCTAATTTATCATTGATATTTTGTCGAGTGATATCATCCTTTGGCAATGCACCGCATTTATCATTGAATTCTTCTAAATCGGACGCACTTAATGGTTCTGGTTGGCAAAGAGTTGCATCATATAATAAAAAATAATCTTTATAATTGGGTATGCTATCCACTTTTCGTTTAATATCATTAATCAACTCGTATTCCTGTGTGGCATG